TGGAGTATTGTGAGCCTAGATCAGTACAAGCCCAATTTTGTGAGTTTGGCTCGTTATAAATGTTGTAGTTGTCAATCACATCCACCACGTTAGCGCCAGTCCACGGGCCATCAGTAGCTGGCAATATTGCAAAAGTATTAGTGGAAACAACCCATGTGTAACGATTTGCACCATCCACAATGTAAGCAATCAACCCATTTGCAGTGGTAATGTTGTCAGAAATAGAGACTTGACCTGAAAAAGTGGTCAAAGTGCCAATCTGAGTCGCCACCATTAAAGTGCTAACTTGATAAACAATGTTTCCTGATACCGCAATCAGGATTTGCTCACCTGACATGGTGTGAAGCCCACGCACTTCAGCTTGCACTAATTGGGTTTGCAGAGTAAGGCCAGGCGTTGGATACAAAGCCACAATCCCACGCTCACCCTGTTGTTTGGTTGGATCAATCTCAGCAAAGAAATTGATGCACTCCTGATCGTCTTGGTAGATCGATGGTGCGGTGTAGGAAGTGCCAACAAAACCAAAATCAGGCATTATCGGAAGCCCCCATCCATTATGAACCCAGCATCTTTAGCTCGTCCAACCATTAAACTATCTGGGTATCGTGCAATCTGAGGTGGACGCATATTGGTGCGCTTCACTGTGGCTTTACCTTGCGCTGCATACGCATTGATCATTCCAATCTGAATCTGATTGACCTTGCCAAACATCGGCAACAGTCTTTCAGCCAAACACCACCGCAAAGCCATGTTATAGCCTTCTGGAAGTGAAATGGTATCCGTCAAAGTTTGAAACTGACGGAAAATTGTTTGTGTAAACAAGTGCAATTCACCTTGAGAAGGATTGGGATAAACATAAATTGTCCCCAACAACTCTGATGGTTGATAGTAAATGCCCTTTGCCCACGGGCCATTCAATTGCTTGATACCAATAGATTCGTATTCTTCAAGGCTAAACACAGTCAGAGGATAGTCTAAATATCCACCTGCTATGTTTGAGCCGCCTTGCATGGTAGCCACACGCACAAAGCCTGATTCAATCGTCAAGGGACGTTCATAGTAGGCCGTAATTGTTGTGCTAGACGCTGTTTGGCTTGGGGTTATGGTGTATGTACCGCCCTCATTAACATTGCCACCTGCGCCCGTTACAAAGCCCACAACCCGTGTTCCTGATGTGATGCCTGTGCCAGTTAAGGTCATGCCAATGTTGATACCACCCGCAGTCACCCCATTAGCGGGAACTGTCAAAGTTGTGCCAGAAATTGAGCCTGTAAAGGTTGCACCCATTTGACCGCTTGGGCCAATCGTGTATTGCACTTGGTTTTGGGTGGTTTGAAAGATGATCTCTGATCGGTAGAAAACCATCATGTTTTCATTTGACCACTGTGCAACCATGTCATTGAGCATATCCAATGCGTCTTGCGCCTCATCAGCCGTTGGCACTTCGCCAGCAGCCACAGCGCCAATGTCTTTCATGGCTCTGGTAATAATGTCTAAAGGAGTGGTCATATCAATTATTCGCTAAAAACTGTTATGGTTAATTTAGACTGTATTACCATTGGTTGCCGCAATTATTTCAGCCGCAAGCAAATTAGCTAATTCTGCATTTCTTGCAGATATAGCAACCTCTGTCAATGTTGTTAACTCCTGCATCTTAAGGGCGTTTTCTGTTGCAATTTTCAATGTTTCCTCAGAAACAGACTGATTGTCAAAGTTTCTCACAATATTTTGCATGATGATTTCCCTAAAATTATGCTTTGAGAATTGTCGCAACCCAATTGAAATATGTATCGGCTGCAACTGGTGCGCCAGCTTCCATAGTAAATGTAGTCGGTGAAAGTGCCGATACAAAAACGTCAACAGTCGGTATAAGTCTTGGCGTAATAATGATGTCTTGCGACAAAGGTTGGCCTGCCAAGCCATGATTAACAACAACAGATAACGTGCCAGCAAGCATAGTTGCACTGCCTGAATTTTTTGTTACAAATCCAATGTTGTTTGTAACATGGCGGTTTGTACCTATTGCGCCAACCAACATAGCGCCGCCAGTGCCGTTTGTGCCAAAATTATTGTTGGCAATTACAAAGCGATCGCTAGTTCCATTTGCGATAGCTAGACCGTAATTTTGCGATCCGCTTGAGCCGTGGCCGTTTCTAAAATTACTGTTTGTAACGGTAAAGTTGTTGGCATTTGCGGCAACACTCAAACCATTACCAGTATTCAATACTGTTGTGCTGTTTCCAATAAAGCTGCAATCATCAAAAATTGTATCTTCAGAAAATGCTCCAATAACTGCCCCACTGCCACCGTTATTGAAAAAATTGCAACCTAAGAAAACTATATTTTCTGTTGTTGCCGTTGTGCCAATTTGAAGTCCATTACCAGGCCGATTGCTAAAAAAGCATCCAGTGAATGTCATATCTACAGAATGTCGCAGAAAAACGCCCGAAGTAGACGAATCAAAAGAACAAGCAAAGAATCTGCAAAACTCTGGCCGCAGATTTACACCGTATGCTGATGCGTCAGTGTAAAGGTTATAAGATGACACGTTTAAGATGCAACTGTAAAAAGTCATCTCATCGCACATATCTTGCAAATACACAGAGGCAAAACTATCGCCTCGGTCATTGGGATTACCCGAAATTACGCTGTTTGCCACATAGCTGTCAAAGTTCTGACCACCGTGAAACCAATACCCAACATACTTAAACATTTGTACATCAACGGAATCATATTTCACAACATTGGATTGTGTTGAATCAATACCAATGTAGCAACCCTCGATTGTGATTTCTGACAACTGACTGAAATATGTTTTATAAAGTTTGATGCCAGCACCAGCAACAACGCTGGCCCTAGCTTGCGTGTTTATGACTTTAAAAGAATTCAAATTTAAATTGCTCATAACAGTGTCTAAACCGTTATGCACATAAAAAACATCAATCCCTGTACTTACAGAAAAAACTGTATTTGCTCTGCTTGCACCAAAAAATGTAATCGGTCTGTTGATATTAACGGTGCTGGTGATTTTGTACGTTCCAGTTGGGGCGTACACAGACCCTGCGCCACTATCGATGGCTGCTTGAATAGCTGCCGTATCATCGGCAACACCATCACCAACAGCGCCAAAATCTAGCACGTTAGCTACTGCACCTTCAATCATTGAATAAGAAACTTTTGTAAGTGCCATTTATTTTCCTTAAAAACTGGGTTAATCAGTTTGAAACATTTTATTACGGATTTGTGGGCCAATCAATAGTCCACGGAAAGCCTGACTGAGCAGTAATGTCACGCAAGGCTTGGCGGTATGTAGCCCAAACCGCTTTGTCAACGGGTGCATCAGCTACTTGTGTCCAATCAGACTCAGCTAACTTTTCACCACGTTGCTCACGCATTGCTTTGGCTTGTTCAGCATCTTTGGCGGTAATGGCATCAGCATCCATGTCAGCAACAGAATACTTTGTGTACCACTTGCCATCAAGTTGTTCAACACCATCAGCAAATGCTGTTTGGTAGCGTGTTGGGCTTGCTTGTGGGCCTTCCAAAACAACATCAGCACCAAACTCGTTTAATAGTTCTTCTGAAAGTTGTTGTGGCATTGACGTATTTGGGTGCAATGCACGAAATTCACTTTCGTACATGACTGCGCCTGTTGATTGAATTCGTACTTGCATGATTGTTCCTTATGCGATAGCCAAGAAGATGTAAGTTGAGCCGTTTGTATTGATTGCCGCCAAAATTGCAGCATTAACAGCAAAACCCGTTGTAACTGTTGTAACAGAACCAAGAGATGCAGTTTCAGCCGTTATGCTGTTTAAAAGCATATATGGGTCTGTTAATGTTGTCATCCCACGGGCTGTGTCGTAAACATACCAATCGCCAGTTGTATTCGTACGTTTAATAAGAACAAATCTTGCACCACCTGTAAAACCACAATCAATAGTTTGAGTTGTTCCATTTCCTGTGTAAGTTCCTACTTTGGAAACACCAACGCAAGTTGCAAAAAGATAAGCAATGTAAGTTGCAGCAGAAGCATTGACCTCTGTTGCAGTTCCAATGCTAAACACAGTAGATGTTGGCGTTGTGCTATTCCATCTTGTAGTGCCTGTTGCTTTTGCCGCTGTAGTATTTAAAACAAGATATTCTGTGTTTGCTAATGTTTTTGAATAAACTTGCCAAGCCGTTGTGCCAGATCGACTTTTAATAATCATTAGTTCTGGAACAGCAGCTAAATTATGAGTTTGGGTTTTTGCACTTCCTGTTCCCGTAAATGCAACAACATCCATATAAGATGGGGCACGTTTAAAAAACCAATTTATATAAGTTGTAGCATTTGCATTTATATAGAAATTAGAATCAGTACCAACGGTTACGCCATTCATTACATCAAAACCAGTTAAAGCATTTGATGGCGTACCTTCTGCGTCAGTTGTATTTGTATTAAGTAATCTAGTATTGCCCCTTAATCTGTCCCATGCGTAATTTCCATCGCTTAATGACCTTGTTCTATCTGCATCAATCAACATATCAGGTGGAAATCCAACAGTGCTAATAGTTGCATTAGCACCTGTTCCAGTTCTTGCAATAGCGTTATAAACACTTGTTCCAAGAGTAGGCACTTTCATTGGGCCTCTACGAATGGCTATGTAGATGTAGGTGTTTCCCAATCCGTTAATAACAGTGCTGCCTGAATTAAGTTGAAAGCCTGTTGAAGTGGGGTTAAGGTATTCAAAAGAAGATTCGGCATCAGATAAATTTGCTAGCAGGAATGCATCAGCAGAATCAACTGGCATACCTCTCATATTATCAAACATTAACCAATCACCAGTGCTAGTAGATTTCTTAATCATCAACCACTGCGGTTCATATCCAAGCGTGACGTTAAGTCCTGCAGTGCTTGTTCCGTTATAACTTCCACACGAAATCACATTGTCTGTACCAGTTAAGCCAAAGCCTCCTGCGTCATGGGCAAATACATACGCCACATAAGTACCACCAGAAGCATTGACAGTTGCATCTGTTCCAAGACTAAAAACTGTGCTTGTAGGTGTTGTTGAATTCCATCTTGTTGCACCAGTTGCAACAGCAGCTGTGCTGTTTAACACCATGTATTCCGTATTTGCTAAACTACGATGGTAAACCTGCCATGCTCCATTTGCATCTGTGCGCTTCACTATAATACAGCCAGGCAC